GGATTTGAAATTAAATTGAACGAACATGATGGAGTTGATGGGTTGGAATTTTTCAGCCATGTGTTGAAGAAGGACAAATTTGGTCGTTGGACATACCATCCAACACGTTTTACCAAACACGTTTACAATCTGACAGCGACTAAAGAGGAAGTTTTAGCTGACGCTTTAGTTTCGACTATGTTGAATCACGTTTGGAATGCAGATCGATTTGCCTTTTTCGAACGCATGTATCTAGACTTCCATCACAAGAATAAGGATTAGTTTCCTTTATCTAAATTGAAATCTAGACAAGCATTGGTGTTCCAAGTTGTGGGCAATGAGGCCGTGCAACTCTAGCAAGGCACAACTGAAATTATTTGTTTTATATTGATGCATGTATAAAAACATAAGGAAATAAAAATGAGTTAAATTTTAAAAAATAAATAAAATTAAGCAAAATTTGAAAAGAAAATAAAAATTAATGCATATGGTCGGTGGTAGGGAAAAATTTATATAAAGTAGTGTATTGTATAATAAAGTGATGGAAGAATGGACATGGCCTTTCACAGACAACTTCACCGGACCTAATTGGTCAGATGGCAAGAGCCAAGGATCCGTTTTAGTTAGTAAGAGAAAACCAGTTAGCAAGCTGGACCGGTTGAGCAGAATTCATGATGCGCAGTATTTTTCTGCCAAGAATTTGCAAGACTTGACCGACGCGGACTGGGAGTACTTCGAAAACACCAGAGAGATGAGTCTGGTACCAAGCATTATAGGAGCTATGCCTTTAGTAGGCAATGCCTCGTTGCGTTGGGTTTACTCAGCTCTGGGTATGGACGAGGTTAATAATCGACCAGACGATTATGAACAGCCAGTTGGCATGAGCAATCATGATTATGTGGAACGGTTGAAGAAAGATGATGACTCTTTGATGATTGGTAATGATTTGTTCGGCAAGCCAGGAGATTGGAAGGGAGAAGAATCCCCGGAAGAGGTGATTCGTAACCGAATTCAGGCGAAACAACGAGAAGCAGAGGATGACGAGTATGAGATAGTATATATATTACCATCTACTCAGCTGGAAAAAGAGGTAAAGTGGCTAGAGCCCGCCATTTCCACAAATGTGGCGCGGGAACCGCCTCCTACCACTCTCCCAGTACCAGCAGTCACCGCTATGCCGACGACCGTGTACCCGAAGCCAATTTCTAGCTTGGCCTATAACCCGAAAAGAGTTACGTCTAGTATGACTGGTAATACTAAGTACGGTGTTCGAACCATTAACAAGTTGTTGAAGCGTCGAAAGGCAATAGTTGGACGGAGGTAGGGAAAATATGAGTAAACAAAAGAAACAGACTAAGAAATCAGGAGGAGTCAAGGT